GCAGCAGGCGGAAGTGCTTACCTGCAGGTAACCGGAATCGTCACAGGAGGTACAGTTATAGTTGAACACAGTGCTGACAATATCACGTTCACAACTCTTGCGACCTTTACAGCAATCACAGCGGCGCGTACATCCGAGCGCGTAACATTTGCAGGAACAGTCAATCGGTATGTTAGGGCAAAATACACATTGATAGGTGGGGCAAGTATAACTTTCAACGTAGGATTCCACAGAAATTAAAAATAGAGAGGATGATTTAAATGTTTTTTCATGGTAAAAATACAGCTTTTAAAATAGACAATAGCGCAGGGGTATTAGCTGACATATCGGCGTATCTGAACGACGTGGGCTTTCCGAGACCAGTAAAAACAGTAGATACAACTACCTTTGGGGCATCAGCGGATACATTTATACCCGGACTGCCTGGCGCAACAATAAGCATATCAGGACTTTGGGATGCAGCACTTGACCTAATTTTATCAGCAGTGCTAGGGCAGGCAGCGCCCTTAAGTTTTGAATATGGTCCTGCTGGCAGCACAGTCGCAAATATAAAATACACGGGTGAGTGTATCATGACAAGTTATGACGTCAAGGGTCCAATTGGTGGAGCGGTAACATTTTCAGCAGCATATCAAGTTACTGGTTTAGTGACAAGGGGGACTTATTAATGAGTAAGTTTTTAACACGCGATGAGATACTCGCAAAAAGATGTTTTGGCGTAAAAGAATTAGATATCCCTGATTTTGGTGTTGTTTGCATTCGCAAGTGGTCAGGTAAGGATAGGGCAAAGTTTCTACAGGCAAGCATAAGACCTGAGGGCGATAGCATCGGCGTAAACTATGATAACATATTTGACAACATGGCATTAGTAGTTGCTATAAGTTTGTGTGACGATCAAGGACAGAGATTGTTTGCTGAATCTGACGTTGACCTCATCGGCACCGACATGGATGCCAATACAATCCAATGCATTTATGAGGAGGCACTCAAACTTAACACTTTGAATGCTACGGCGGTATCAGATGCAGCAAAAAACTCCAAATCCACTCAGAGAGAAGATTCTACCTCGAACTTGCCCGAGACATCGGATGTACAAGAGATGAACTCCTTGACAGAATAAGCTCATCGGAATTAACTGAGTGGATAGCATTACGAATTATAGAGAACGAAGAAAAAGACTGGAATAACAGAAACGGGGGAGGTTAAAATCTCTCCTTGCATTTTTTGACAAGTAAGGTGTATAATGTTTTTAAAGGTGGTGTAATACATGGGATATATCGAAAGTACACTAATGAAAAGTGAAAATATCATATACAGAACAAAATTAACAAAATGGACGTTGACTGGATTTGCTTGGCTCGCAATATTTACGCCTATAGCTTATGCAATTAACACAGCATTTGGCAGTATTGTGCTTATAATTTCAATTATAGCTACAGTCGTACAAGTTATAAATTATTTCACATCGGAGTTTGCAATAACAGATAAAAGGGTAATTATAAAAACAGGATTTATAAAGCGTAATTCATTCGAAGTTCTTAAAGAAAAAGTTGAAAGTATACAAATTTATCAGGGAATTTTTGATAGAATATTAGGATACGGGAAAGTTACTATTATAGGTACTGGTGGGTCACGAAATGAATTTAAAATGATAGTAAAACCACTTGAATTTAGGAGATACGCACAAGAACAAATCGCTATATAAAGATAAAACAGGAAGAACTCGGAAGAGTTCTTTTTTTGTGCTTCGAAAGGAGTAATTATGGCTGAATTTGATTTAGATTTATCAGGCTTTCAAGAAATGATCGATACTCTCGGACGCATGGAAGATGGCGAAAAGGTTTTTACAAAAGCCTTGAATGAAGGTATAAAACCTGTGGTTGATGCCTTGAAACGTCATGTTCCCGTACTCACGGGCAAATTACGTGACAGTGTTACGGTTGGCAAAGTGAGAAAAAGTAAGAGTGGATCTTATTCACAAATTGCGGGACCTAAAGGTGAATTTTACGGAATTTATAGCGAGCATGGAACATCAAAACAGCCTGCTAAACCTTGGATGCGACCTGCTTTTGATGAATCACAAGCAGAGGCTTATAAAATTATAGAAGAGACATTGCAGAATGGCATCAAGCAGTCTTTTGAAAATAAGGGGTGATAATATGGCTGAAAAATCGATGGTAGCAAAATTAATATTAGACGCAACAACCTATCAAAAAGGTATTGCCATTGCAAAGTCGGAAACGATTGCAATGAAAAAAGAGCTTGAACTGTGGGCGATCCAGAATAATGTTTCTGCTGGAAGTTTAAAAGCACTTGCAAGACAATCCTCAGATAATGCTGCTACTCAAAAAATATTAACATCTGAAATTTCAAGAACAAAAGCAGAAATGGCAGCAATATCGGGGAGCTCAACGGAATATTCCGCTAAATCTGCAACGCTCAAAAATAAATTATTAGATTTGCAAATACAGCAAGCAAAATTAAATAAGGAAATCGGCGGCGGACTTACACCACTACAAAACTTTAAAAATGGTATGGCTGTAACGGCAACACAGTTGCAAAAAGTCGGGGAGAAAATGACATCTGCTGGTAAAGCAATGACGATAGGGTTGACTGCTCCTATTATTGCGGCGGGCGCGGGAATACTCAAACTTGCAAACGATGCAGCTGCATACGCCGATACTCTTGGCGTAATGTCTGAAAAGACAGGCATGAGCTTAAAATCTTTACAAGAAATGCAATTTGTGACTAATCAACTTGACATAGATTTTACAGTAGTCCAGGATTCCATGGCTCAATTTACCAATAAACTAAAAGGTGTGGAAAAAGGCTCTGGTGATTCGGCGGCAGCAATGAAAGCTCTTGGCATTAGCATGGAGGATTCATCCGGGAAAACTCGACCAATAAGCGAAGTTTATAACGATGTCATTAAAAAATTATCAGGGATGAAAAATGAATCAGATAGGAATATATTAGCTTCGGCACTATTCGGAAAATCATGGCAGAATATTGCACCTATGTTGAAAGCAGGCAGCGCAGAAATTGAAAGACTTAAAAAACAGGCTCATGACCTCGGGCTAGTTTTAAGTGATGAAAGCATAAACAAAGCGCGCGCTTTCGGCGATCAAATGGACGCTTTAAAAATGCAGTTTAAAGTTGCTGGTACTGAAATTGGTACAGCATTTATGCCAATACTTACGGACTCTTTAATACCATTTATACAGGGCAGTGTTGTACCTGCAGTTAAGGCATTTGCAGGGCACATCGCAGGATTAATTGAATGGTTTAAGGGATTAAGTCCTGAATTACAAAAGACAATAGGGTTTGTGGCAGGGCTTGTAGTATCAATAGGACCCGCTCTAATAATAATAGGAAAATTAACAACTGGTATTAGTTTAGGTATAAAAGCTTTTTCTGCTTTATTTAGTCCAATAACATTAATAATTATTGCTATAGTTGCCTTGGCAGCATATGCATATGTGCTAGTTAAAAATTGGGATAAGGTGGTACCATTTTTTGATAGTGTGTGGAAACTTATTAAATCCGCTTTTGCAACAGGCGGTGCAGGTATTATGGTAGTAGTTCGGGAAATTCAATTAGGACTCGCAAAATTTCTTGACTTTACAGCAGGAAATCTCCTTGCTCTTTATAGCGGGCTATTTGGGTTTTTGTCTAAAATCCCGGGCATTGGCGGCGTATTTGCAGCAGCTCAAAGCGGAATTGACGGACTGAGAAATAGTTTGAAAGGCTTTGTTTTATCCTCTGAAGAAGATCTAAGTAATGCTAAAGCTAATATAAAAGGTGCAGCCAGCGGAACAGCGGAAGCATTTGGTACAATGACAAGAGCAGCTTCCGAACTCGGAAAAGGTATGGGGAACACCATTCAAGATTCCGTAGAAAAGGTAAAAGGGATATTTAAAAGTATTCCAGTGGCGGCAAAAACCCTTGAACCTGCCATGAATAAATCTGGCAAAGGTGCCGCTGATGCTTACACTGACGGTATAAAACTTAATTCAGGGAAAGCAGCAGAAGCAGCAAAAGATATGGCCACAAAAGCAGCGGATGCGGCTAAAAAAGCACAAGACGAAATAATATCTAATGTCAATAAACTTAACAGTACTGTTCTCTCTGCGCTCAAACGCAGGTATGATGCACAAAAAACAATGGATGATAATGCCATACGAGCAGAACTTACCAACCTTGACAAATGGAAAAATGAACAGCTTAAGCAAATAAATACTGTTCATGATGCAATGATAACTTCTCTCGATGCTGAAACTAAGTTAAAGTCGGATGCTATACAAGCACAAATAGATTTGTTAGATACTCAGCAAAACGCTGAAGCTGATGCCAAAACAAACAAGCAGGAGCTTGATAATATTGCAGGACTGCAAGGCAAATTTGCTGCAGAAACAGATGCAACTCATAAACTACAGATTCAAAGTGACCTTAATAATGCTATGCAATCCAGAACTGAAAGGCTACACATTGATGAAATAAATGCTCAGAAAGATGCATTGAGAAAACAGATTGATGAACTTAGAACGTCTTCAGACAACAGAAAAAACCAACTTGATTATGATTTAAAAAATCAAACTGATAATTTCAATGCGACATATGATGCTGAAAAGCTCAGCCTGGATACTAGGAAAACTAACCTTGATAAGTTTTATACAGATAAGGAAAGCGCGGCATCCCTTAACGCAGAAGCGGAAAAGCTCATCATGAGCAACAACCAGATAGCAATTAACACATTGCTCAACACTTACGGCAGTCTGTATGAAGATTCTGGGCAAACATTAGGTGAAAGATTTTTCACTGGATTCAAAACATGGGCAAACCAAGTTGCAGCTTTAGTTAAAAATGCAGCATCAGGAATGGCAACAGCAGGTGGCGCGGTTGCTCCAGTTACATCAAAGACGCAGGCTCTTGATGATGCGGTTTTGCGAGCAAAAAAAAGCTACACAGCAGCTCAAGCATCAGGGGATACTGCAGCAATGGCAATAGCATCAAAGGCAGCGGCGACAGCAAGAGGCCAAGGTGCTACTATTGGTTATATCTCCACAGATGATGCGATAAAGCAGTATCAGGCTCAGTACGGAAAATTACCCTCGTATGATGTCGGTACTCCATACGTCCCACAAGACATGATAGCACAAATTCACAAGGGTGAAGCTATCATACCAGCAGCACAAAACAGGGGCGGCACGGGCGGTGTTAATGTAATAATTACAGGTAATAACATATCTAGCGGCAGGGACACAGAAAAGCTATTAGACGACATGGTGAGAAAACTTAAACAGATGGGAATAAGAATAGCATAGGAGGTTTGAATATGTCTAAGACGAACTGGCAAGATCCATTGAGTACAGAAATGAGGTCAACGCAAATATCTGGATTACAGGATGCAGTTGGGAAATTAGAGGTAGCTGTGGATATCTCTATTGTTGTTGAAACAGGCGTTGCACTAACAGAAATATTTATATCTGAAATTGACCGTTATCGTATTTATCAAGCACCTGTGGGAAAGCGAAATTGGCTATTAGTTCCTGCTCCAGTAATAAAAAAGAACGGTGCTGTAGTTATGTCTGGGTTTACTCTCGATTATGGCGGCGGTGCTATTATCGTTGTTCCCACATCATTGGCGACTGATGTTTTTACTGCAGATGTGACATATACAGGTAATGTTGTCGCATTTGCTACGGTGGCGCAAGGTGTTAAGGCTGATAATGCTTTACCAGCAGCTTCATATACCGCGGCAGATATATTAACAAAAATTAAAACAGTTGACGGTGCTGGTAGTGGTCTTGATGCTGATTTGCTTGATGGTTTAGCATCTACGGATTTTGCAACAGCAGCACAAGGAGCATTAGCCACTAATGCCTTGCCTAAAGTAGGTGGGACAATGACGGGCATCCTCACTGCACAAACTAATACGTCGTATACTGTTGCACAGTTACATAACGTAATTTTAAATACTACAGATGCAGTATTGGGGAGTATGAATAACGGTGATTTATGGATAAAGTATGTATAAGGCGGTGATATGAATGGCTTCTGATATAAAACTTGATATTAACAGTGCGTTAAAATCCTATGCTGATGGATGGGTTAGGATTGATGGGGTGTTAAGGCATATTACGGATGTGTGGGCTAACGTTAATGGGGTATTGAAAAAAATAAATTTAGGAGGTGCGGGTGGCATAGACGCAAATACAAAATTAATGCTACATCTGAATGGTATAAATGGTTCAACAGTATTTACAGATTCATCATTGACACCTAAAACCGTAACAGCATATGGCGGTGTACAGATAAGCACAGCACAAAGTAAATTTGGTGGCGGTAGTGGATTACTTAACGGTACGACTGATTATTTATCTATAGCTGACAGTTCGGAGTTTGCTTTTGGAACTAATGATTTTACTATAGATTTCTGGACAAACTTTAATGCGTTGCCAACTACGGGTACATTAATTACATTCTTTAGTAAAGTTTCAGGAACTGCAAATGCAGACTACATGAATTTGAGTTTACAAAATCAGAGCGGTGTATACTCGATGCGGTTTATAGCAATAGCAGCCGCTGTAGTATTGGCAGATACTGCATCTAGGACAGTTACTTTAGCGACAGGAACATGGTATCACATAGCTTTAGTTAAAATATCAAATATATATAGAATATATGTAAATGGAGTTCAGCTTGGTGTGGATTATAGTAGTGCTGCTTCGATACCTCAATATACTAGTCCGCTATATATTGGAACATGGATGCAGTTAGGAACTACTCCGCAAAACTTTGTAAGCGGATACCCAGATGAACTACGCATATCTAAAGGCGTAGCCCGCTGGACAGCAAACTTTACACCACCAATATCAGAATACACAACATAACATAAATCTTAATCGAGGTGATATCATGCAAGTAGTAAAATATCAAATAATCAAAAATATTCTTATTGTAGGATTCAAGATAAACAATTTTGTTGTTTACTCCCAGATACCCTACAATAATACAAAGCAATATATGTTGCAAAAAGCTTATGAGCAGGTCAAAAACACAATAGATTATGAAAATACCCTGACCGAACATTCTTTTACCACAGACGAAATAGGAGAAGAATTTATACCAGAAATACCTACAGCATCTAAGATTATTATAGACAATGCAATTAATTATTTTAGTTGTTTGCAGGTTGGCAGTTTAACACGGCGATTTACAGCAAAAGTTTATGACCAATACGGCAATTTAATAGCTGGTACAGTAGTGTTTACGCTAAATGTTACACCATTAAATATTACACTATTGGATGGATTACTGACAGTAGGGCAAGCGGACAGTGACTATGATTTAGCATTAACTGCAAGCTGTGGGAATGCTACGGATACTCTGCAAGTTTATATTAAAAAGTATGTGGAGCCAATTATACCACCTAAAACGATAGTAGAAGTAAACACAGAAAGAATAACAGCAATGGAAGATGCTGTAATGGCTTTAATGGATGCAAGTATGTTGTAATGAGAGGGGGTGATTATTATTTACGGATTTATACTCAACATGTGGATAATGGCTAGAATAAACGCTGCAAAAGTGCAATCGTATGTACCTAAATACATTACACAAATAGAATGCGATATGATTCTTGCCACACCACAAACTCCAGGAACATTATCAATGGAGGCTTAACAAACATAGGAATAAATAACGGGACAAAGAGGCTCTTATACAGCCTCTTTTTTCGCGTTCGTGAGGAGGTTTCCATGTCTAACTATAATTCAGGAATTTTATACAATAGTAAAATAAGATATTATAATTCCGCGCAATATGTAAAAGGTATTACCATCCCAATCATGGGACTTAATCGGGCAACAAATATTAAGCGGATGCAGACGTCTATAACCGACCAACTCAATAGCCGCAACACATATAGTTTTGATTTAATTAGTGAGGATGGTTTGCTCCGTCCTGCAACAGGTCAGGCAGTTAAAGTTATTAAGGATGAGGTAACATTATTCGCGGGTACAATCGACAGCATAGATGAATTTAGTCCGAACAGCGGATTGACCAACGCATTGGAATACAATTGTCAGTGTGTGGATTATAACCAATTATGCGATAGGTTTCAGGTGGTGGCGGTTTACGAGAATATGGCTGCAGGTGATATAGTTAAACACTTCATCGACGATTTTATTAATATTACATCCCCGGGTGAGGGTGTGACATATGTTAATGTTGATTCAGGTCCAATAATTGTCAAGGCGGTATTTAACTATCTGAGCGTTACTCAGTGTTTGGATGAATTGAGTAACCTAACAGGATTCGTCTGGTACATAGATTATAACAAAGATATGAATTTCCACGACCGTGTTAAAAATACGGCTCCAATATCCCTTACAGACACATCAGCAAACTACCGAAATATAGTAGTACGCAGAACTCGGCAGGACTACTACAATAGCATATTTTTAACAGGTGTAAAGGACACGTCAAGTCCTCTGACCGAAACATTTAAAGGTGATGGACAGAATCAAACATTTGTTGTCGCCTTGCCTGTAGCAAAAGTGCCATCAATGATAACAGTAAATGGCGTTGCGAAAACAAGAGGGATTCGGCAACTAGAAACTGGTAT